TCAGGCGGGTGGGGCGAGCAATAGGACGGCGTCCTGCTCCGCCCCCTCGTTCTGGCGGGGCATGTGGAACGGCCCCCAGGAGGCTCGCACCATCGTCGGCCGGTAAGGGTCGCCATGGAACTCAGGCGGCACCGGCTCGCAGGTGAAGATGACGGTGAAGCTGTCCGCCCAATCCTGGCCCGCGCTCAGATCGAAGTTGAGCGGGCTGGTTCGCAGCTTGTCACCCCTGCGCATGTTCCCCTTCGTCCCGGCCATCGAGTTGTCGGCCCGGAACAGGGCGTGCTCACCGATCAGCACGCCCTCCCGATAGACCTCGACGTAGGCGGGCGTCGTCTCGTAGACGGCGCAGTCTCGGGTTTTCTCGACGGTCGCCTGGAAGACGATGCGGCGCCCGTCCCGCACCACCACCGGGTCGATGGGGGCGGCATAGACATCGTCCGCGCGGGCGAAGCCCCGCGTGGTGATCTCGGCGTCGGGGATCAGGCCCCGGTGCGCCTGCCACAACAGGGTGGCGGCGATGGAAGTGGTGATGCAAAGCAGAGCCGTGAGGATGATGGTTTTCATTGTTCCTTTCCTTCGCGTCCATAAAGGCGGCGCCCATGAACCATCCCCTCAAGAATGCCGAGACTGATCAATATTTCCCGCTGGCGCTCGGTCAGCCTGTCGATCTTCAACTCGTGCTGATCCACGTCTTTCAAGACGCCGACCATCGTGTTGAGGACTTCTTCTTGCTTCGCGAGGCGCTCTTGGATGCGGGAGATTTGCCCGTCCGCTGTGGGCGTGCTGCTGATCGGTGGCTTCTCGGGGGCGAGGTTCAGGGTGCCGATCACCGCGAGGAAAACGGACACGATGCCAGTCGCGATCAGCTGGACCGCGCGGGGGCTGAAGAGCGCGGTCAGGAACGACGCGACGAAGTGGTTCATCCTTTCAGTCATCAGCCCTTGCCTCGGGTGCGACTGGCATCCTCATCTTCCTCGCTTTCGTCGGTGGCCGGGCCAACGACGATCCCTTCCCAGGTGCGCCGGTCGATCTGCGACTGCACGTGCGTCGGCAGCATCGCGTAGGTGCGCCTGACGATCTCAGCCTCGTTGGTCTTGGCCGCCTTGATCGCCTGGGTGCCCTGGGCGAGCACATAGCCGACCGCTCCCGCGACCCGAGGATTGTCGATCTCTACGGTAACGTTGCGCGCGAGCAGCGCGGCCTGATCGGAGGCGAGATTGAGCCCGTTCACGATCATGCGCTCGACGAGCTTCCCGGCGGTGGACTTCTTCTCGATCCCGACCCGCTCCATCAGAGCGTAGGCGCCGATGAGACCGGCGGCGGTCAGCCCGGTGCCGATCACCGAGATGAGGACGCCCAGGGGCTCGCCGAGGGCGATCTCGGCCGCGGAGGCGGGCATGGTGCCGACGCACGAGAAGAAGGCGATGAGGGCAGCGTAGTGGGGGGCGCGGTTGCGCGACTGGATGATGTGCATCGGGAAGCCTCGATTTACAGGAGGGTGACGTAGGCGGAGTGGATCCAGCCCTTCTCGCCTTCGACGGTCTCGACCTGATGCCAGCGGGCCTCGGGGAAGCCGTTGGCGTAGATGCCGGACCTGATGATCGTGAGGTACTCGTCCGCCTGGAGGGCGCGGATCACGTTGTCTTGGTTCGTCGGCCACCGGCGGAGGTTCAGGCCCTCGACGCGCACGCGGGCGTCATAGCCGGTGTCGCTGTCATCGCCTGCCGGATCTGCCCGGCCGGTCACGAGGCCCCGGAACTTCTCCAGCGGGAAGATCGGCGTCGTGTCGTACTTCCGGCCGGGGCTGATCTCGTAGTGCGCGGCAAGCTCGGTGATGCCGTAGTGACGGGCGATGGCAAGCACCGCCTCCTGACCGACTTCCAGCTGGGCCTCGGTGTAAGGCTTCGCCGCGCCGGTGCCGTGATACTCGGTCGAGAACGGCACCGCGTCGTCGAACGTCCGGCCGAACCACGCCCGGCCGCCGCGGTCGAGGATGCCGGGGTTGTCGAACTCGATGCCGACGCTGAAGCCGTTGCAATACTGGCGACCATCCCACCGGGAGGCGCCCGCGTGCCAGACCTTGCGGTTGAAGGCGCCCAGCTGGACGATCCGCCCGTCCTGCCCGATGAGCAGATGCGCCGCGGCCTTCGCCTTCGACTGCATCATCCAACTCAGCGAGCCGTCGAAGCTGCTGCCAGCGGTGTCGTGGACGACGATCAGCGTCGGGCTGATCGTGCCGGGCGACATATTCGGCGTCGTCTTCTGGTCAACGCCGACAAATCGGTGGTTCTTGATCTGGAAGGCCATATAACCCTCGGCTCCATCAGGTGAATTGCTCCGGCAATACTACCAGAGACACGCTCGAATATTTGGGATGATCGGGAAGGCGGCGGATCAACGCGAAGGCGTTGTTGAGGCTAAGCCTTCAATTCCATGTCGATGGAGGTGAGGAAGCCGCGCCCTTTGGAGAGGTGGTGCCGGACGGTGGAGGCGATGAAGGGGATGCCGTCCACACCGGGCCGGACACCGGCGAAGGTCACCTCCTGCCCGGCGGTGACGCCAGGGTTGCCCAGGATGGTGACGCAGGCCCGCTTGGAGGCGCGCTTCAACTCGCCCGCCTTGCTCTCGGCAGCGCGCTCGGCCTCGTCCTGCGATTGGAAGACCTCGCCGATGGTGTAGACCGCCTCGGCCGTCTCATCGGACGGCTTCTTCTCGGCCTTCCGCTTCGCCTCTTTGCGGTCGTGCCAGACGCCCTCGACCTCCTTGAAGCTGGAGCGGTCGTCGAAGGTCACGCGGCAGGTGCCCTGGATGATCATCGCCGGGGTGATGGAGAAGCCAGGGATCGCCCCGCCGGACGCAGTCTCACCCGATCCCCGCTCGGCGAAGATCATGGTCCCGTTCTTCACGGTGAAGAGTGCGTTGTGGCGCTTTGCCAGCATCTCCAAGAAGTGGATGTCGGACACATCGACCTGCCCGAGCCATTCGTGGGTGACGGAGGCGATCTTGTCGCTGACCTTGGCGCCCAGGCCATGCTCGCCCGCGATCTCTTCGACGATGGCCGAGAGGGGCTTCTTATCCCAATGGCGCGCCTTCGACTGCTTCATCTTCTCGCGGATATCGGCGCTCTTGCCACCGACCTTCATGGCATAGGGCAGGCAGTCGATCCCGACGCTGTCCACGGTGTAGCGGCCGATCAGGACCGGCGCGCCATAGCCGAGCGAGACCTCGATGGGGTCGCCGGTCTGGGGGATCGCCGCCATCCCGATCTCCCAGCCGTCTTCGAGGACGAGGGAGACGGTGTCGTTCTTGATGCCCTCGGCATCGGTGCATTCGATTGAGCGGAGGCGGGAGAAGAAGGGCGCGCCCATCACCTGCCCGCCGATGGTGACGATGGCCTGGGGGAAGCTCTGGAGCATCGGTCAGTCCCACAGCCGGACGAGCGTGGCCGCGGCCTGCCGCTGCGCGATGGCGGGCATCTTGACCGGCGTGCCGAGCGGCAGGACGACGCCGAGCGCAGCGAGGCCAGGGTTGGCGGAGAGCACCAACTCGGTGACACCGGCGGTGCGCCCGTAGTGCCGCTTCACGAGCAGGTCCACGGTGTCGCCCTGCAGCGACTTCACGGTTTTGGCGGAGGGCATCGGCGGGGCCTCATGTGAACAGGCGAACGACGCCGCCTGCCGCCCCCATGAGGCCGGTGACGGGCATCTTCCGCAGGCTGATGGAGTATTTGTTCATGCGGGCCACGCCCCGGCCGCTGAACACCGACTGGTCCTCGGACAGACGCTCGACCACGAAGAGGCCGAACGCCTGCCCGCCCAGGCTGATGAGCGGCATGGGGACGCCCGCGGCTTGGAGGGCGGCGATGCCAGAGAGGTTCTGCTCGCCGCCCAGGTGCTCGGGGAAGAGGACGCCCCGGATGGAGGCGGTTGCCTTGCCGGGGCCGAGCCATTGCAGGTTATCCCAGCCCCCGGCGATCTGGTTCTCTGCCCACGGCGTCTCGACGCCCGTCTGCAGATCGATGAACGAAAAGCCGAGGGCCTCGAACGCGAATGCGCCGAGGATCAAGGTCACTGGCCCAGCCATGGGCGTCCTCCTAGATCACGTCTCCGAACTTCGACTGGATGGCGGTCAGCACCTCGCTCTCCAGCACCCGCTTGACCTCCTGCGCGATGGCCTGGGGGTCGCCGCTGGCGCCGCTGATCGTGATGCCGCCGACGCTGACGTTGATGCCGCCACCGCCACCACCGCCACCAGGGCCGCTAGGAGCCCCGACATTCGCCGAGAGGCCCATGGGCGACCCACCCTGCGTCATGGACGAGATGAGGCCCGCCACGCGCGCCGCAGCGCCCTCCACGGGGCCGGTGTTGGACATGCCGCCTGCCAGCTGCCGAACGATCTCGGCACCGGCATAGGGCAGGCCCCGCAGCGGACCTTCGCGGGCCGGGGACTGCGGCACCTTCGCCGCCACCCGATCCACCATCGCCGCCGCCGCCTGATCGACCGCCCCGATGTTCGCGCGGATGCCCGCGGCCAGCTGATTGGCGATCTCGGAGCCCGCCGCGAAGAAGCGAGCGCCGACACCCGTCAGCGAGGCGATGGCGCCGTCCACGCCCTGCTGGACGCCCTGGCGCAGACCTTCGCCGCCCTGCTGGCCTGCGTTGGCGAGCGCCGCGCGAATGCCGTCCGCCGCCGCCGCCGCCTCCGGGCTCGCCGATGCCAGGAGCCGCGATAGCTCCTGCACCTGCGCGCGAAGCTCGGGCATCCCCATGTCCTGAGACATGGTCCCGACCTGGGCGTTGAGGGACTGCATCTCCGCGCGGGCGTCAGGCGTCAGCAGGTTGCCGCGGAAGCCGTTCTCGGTGGTGGCCGACGCCCGCAACTCGGCGAGCCGTGTGGCCGCCGCGATGAGCTTGTCGGCCGCCGATGCTTCGGCTTCCATCTGCGCCGGGTCGGCGATCACCGGCGCGGCGGTGGCCTCCGGGCGCGGGGCCAACGACCCAGCACCAGGGACCGAGGCGGGGGGCTGGCCGCCGCCCTTGATCGCGTTGGCCGCCATCTCACCTGCGGTGATCGCAGGCGAGAACAGCTTCGCGATCTTCTCGAAGCCCTCCGGGTCTTCAGCGATCCGCCGCTCCAAGAGGGACACCGCATCGCTGAGGCCGGTGGTCACCCGCTCCCAAAGGCCAGGCGCTTCGGCCGCTGCCTTCGGCGTGGCGCCGCTGGAGACCTCGGCCGCGTCGGCGCTGCCGCCGCCGAGCAGATACGCACCGGCGGCGAGACCGCCGACCACGATCCCCGCCTTGCCCTTCGGACCGAGCTTGGCGCCGACCTTCGCTGCGGCGGGGGCCGCCTTGCCAGCGCCCTTCGCTCCCGCCTTCGCAGCCTCCGCGGGGAGCGGCGTCTTGCCGAGCGCGTGGCGAAGGTCTTTGATCCCCCGCGCTGCGCCCCGCCCCAGCTTCATCCCCTTGAAGGCGACGAAGGCGGCGGCGAGACCGACCATCGCTTGGCTGAGCCGGTCCATGCCCTGCACCGCGGCGACGATATCGCCGTCCGCGTCCTTGAGAGCCTTGACCATGTTGGCGATGGCGCCGGTCACCACGGCAATCTGCCCGAACCGGCTCGCCAGGAGGCCGCCCCCGAGCTTCAGAAGGGCAAGGCCGAGGGTGCTGATGGCCCCGGCTGCGACCGCGACACCGGCGGTGCCGAGCCCGGCGGTGGAGGCATCCAGATCCGTCATGGCGTCGGCGAGGGCGCCGATGCCGCCGGTGATGTCGCCGCCCATCGCCATGCTGACTGCCGCGCCCAGGTCACCCCAGGCGTCGGCGATGCCCGCGATGTTCGCCTTCCCAGCCTCAAGATCGCTGCTGCCGAAGACGAACTGGTCGATGCTCGAACCGATGCGGCCGAGGGCATCGCCGATGTTGGTGGCATCGAGCCCCAGGCCATCGGAGAAGGCGCCCCACCCTGCCCCGAGGCGTTGCGTCAGGCTGTCCACTCGCTCGTCGGCGGTGGAGAGACGGTCGCTGAGGAAGTTGGCCGCGTTGGCGATGGCGGGGAGCGTCCGCGACCCGACCTCGATGCCGAGGGCGCGGAAGTTGTTCTGCATCCGCTGGATCGCGTTGCGCGTCGTCTTCGCGCGCTCGGCGAACTCGCGGCTGACGGAGCCGTCAACCGCCTCGGAGTTGGCCTTCGCGAGCGCGTCCCGCAGGAGATTGACGTTGGAGACGAGCGGGATCAGCGCCCGCGCTTCCTCGCCGTAGACGCCGAACAGGGTGGTGATCGCCACGGCGCGGTCTTCTTCCTTCAGGGAGGCAAGTGTCGCGGCGACCAACTCGAACGCGCCGACCGCGTCCGTGGAGAAGACCTTCGCGACGTGCTCGGCATCGAGCCCGAGATCACGGAAGGCGGCCCGCTGCGACTTCGTGGCCGCGCCCCCGCGCGCGAGCATCTTGCCCATGTTGCGGAAGCTGGTCGCGGCCACATCGGCCTCGGCACCAGAGCCAATCATGGCCGCGCCGAAGGCGAGCGTCTCTTCCCGCGTCAGGCCGAAGTCTTCACCCTGCTTCGCCACCCGCCGCGCATACTCGACCAGATCAGAGGCCGACGAGGCGGTGGTGTTCGAGAGGTGGTTGATCGTGTCGGCGTAGCGCCTCGTCCCCGCGTTGTTCAGGCCAAGCTGCGACCTGATCTTCGCGAGCCCCTCGCCGGTCGCCTCGGCGCTCATGCCCCAGGCGGTCGTCGCCTCGGCGGCCAGCTGGGTGTAGTCGAGCAATTCACGGATAGGGACGTTCGCCTGACCGGCCGCGGCCATAATGGTGGCGAGGCCGGTGGCGGCGACGGGCATGTCCCGCGACATATCGAGCAGGCCGCTGTTCAGATCAGCGAACTGCTCCGGGGTGCCATCGACGACCTTCTTCACATCGGAGAAGGCTTCCTCGAAGGCGATGGCCCCGCCGACCGTGCCTTCGATGCCTTTCTTCACGGAGATGAGCGCGCCGCCCATCGCCACGATCCCGGTGGAGGCAGCGACGAGCGGGGCGGCCATGCCGCCGATCTTGCCGTTCGCCTTGTCCATGCCACGGCCGAAGCCATGGATGTTGCGATCCAGCCTCGCCAGACCGGCGGAGGCGAGATCGTTCAGATTGATGACGAGAGTGGAGGAAACAACCGCCATGGGCGCTCCTTAATCAGCGCCCTCGCGATGCTTTGCGCCGGGCCTTCTGTTCAGCTTTCATCTGCTCGGCGATCCACGCTGCCCAATCGATCGCATCGTCGATGGGCAGTCGCAGAACGTCGGGCATGGGCCAGTTGAGGCGCGTGGCGATGGTCTGGGCGATCAGGCGCCAGTCGCTTCCTCTTCCGAGTTTCCCTCGGAGCACTCCGCCACGTGACGGCTCAGCAGGGCCGCCGCCTCGGCGTTGCCGCCAAGGTCACGGATGAACCGCGCGGGCTGCTGGAAGATGACCTCGCGGGGGACGCCCGCGAGAGCCACCAGAAGCTCCATCACCCGGCCGCGCCCGGTGATCTCGGTCTCGCCGATCTTCACCGCGTGCTCGACCAGCACCTTGTCGGGGATGGTGATGGACGTGAACTTCATGCCGCCCAGATCGACGGGCTCGCTCAGTTTGACTTCGACGGCCATGGATCAGACCTCCCGCAGAGCGGCGAGGCTCTGGAAGACCTTGCGGCCGTCGATGGTGAGATCGAAGTAATCCCACTCCACAAGCTCGCGGTTATCGATGGTGAACTTGCCGTACTTCGGCTTGATCACGTAGCTGTGCTCGTGCAGCTTTCCGGCCTCCCAGCCGTCGAAGTCGATCTCCGACAGCATGCCGCGCACGTAGTAGAGCGCGCGCTGGGTGGCGCCGTTGTCCGAGCGCATCTGCGCCACGAACAGGTACTCCTGATCGGGCTGGCCGAGCATGCTGATGGCGTCGGGATCGAGCGCCGTCATGGCAATGTCGGCGTCCTCGACCGTGAAGCCCATCGCCTGCGGGGCGGGCATGTTCATGCCCGCGTTCTTCGCGTCCTCGAACTCGATGGCGATGTTCGGGGTCTGCATCGTCTTCGCCTGCCCGATCTTGGAGGCGTTCTCACCCGCGCCCATGTAGACCGTGGCGTTGCGGATGATGTTCCGGGGATAGTGCTCAAGGGGCATTCTGCTGACCTTTCAGTGTGGGGGCCGATTAGGCCGCGGCGGCGGTGATGGGAGCTTCGCGGATCGAGCCCTCCACCTGATCGAGCAGCACCTGATAGTAGGCGATGTTGCGATAGGTGGTCATGTCGATGCACTCGATGGCACCAACGGGCTCGAACTCCACGTCCAAGTAAATCCGCCCCTGCTGCAAGATCGCAGAGGTGTTCTTGTCGCGCGGGATCGAGACCTTGCCGCCATAGATATTGCCGGTGGCGATCATGGTGCGGAGCACTTCGTTGATGCCCTCGACCATGTACTTCAGGTTCTCGACCGTCATCCGCTTGCCGATGAACTTGAACATCATGTCGTGGATGGTCTCGTTGATCAGGTCGGCGGTGGCACGGGTGTGGTCGTGCTGCCAGAGCGGATCGGAGTAGGCGAGACGCTGGCCCCAGGTGTAGAAGCCGTCCCGCTTCACGAAGCAGTTGACCTGATTTTCGCCGAGGTAGTTGGTCTCGTTCGGATAGCGGATCACCCGCGAGAGACCGACGATGGAGCGAACGTCCTTGTTGTCCACCGGGTTCGCCACCGCACCGTCCGTCGCGATGCGAGCGCGGATGCCCGCATACACCGCCGAGCCCGGCCGGGTGACATTCGCCTGCGTCTCCTGATCGTAGACGAGCACCGGGTGATCGATGACGAGGATGCGCCCGTTGTTGATCGCGTTCCGGTAGGCGACACCCTCGGCCGAGGTGGTGCCCGGACCGTCCACGTAGGCGCGGCCGGTGACTGCCGGATCCCAGGCGACGGTGCCGAGGGCGGCGGTGACCGGGTTCATGGCATCGCCGATGTTGACGGTCGCGGTCGGCGCGGTCTCGCCGCTCCCGGCGGTGATGGTGATCGTCGGCGCCTCGGTCATGTTCTCGCCGGGCTTCGTGATCCGATAGCCGACCACCGTGCCAGCGTCGGCGGAGAACGGATCGCCCAGGATGAACTCGACCTCGGGCAGCACCTTGCCCACATCGTCGCCGCCACCGGCGAACACCGCGGTCGGCGGGGCCGCCATGTCCGAGCCCGCGCTGGTGAGCGTGAGCGAGGTGAGGCCATCGTTGATGTAGCGGCTGGTGAAGCCGGGCGCGATCAGCACGCGGGGACGCAGGTTGATCAGGTCCATCGCGTCGAGGAAGGCGTAGCAGCCGGTCTTCGCCAGAAGGCTCCCGACCACGTTGGCCTCGGTGGCGGCATAGTCCACACCCTCGGCGACACGCACGACGATGATGTAGGAGGCGCCCTCGGCGACCAGCAGCGACATGGCCCACGGCAGGGTGCCATCGGTGCCGAGCGTAGCCGCGAGGTTCATGGTGCCGACGAGCACCAGGACCGGCTGGTTCAGGGGGAACACCGAGGCGTCAGCATCCTCAGCGGTGCCGATGATGCCGACCGTGCCGAAGCGGTTGTAGGTGGGGATCGCCGGGCTGCTCTCGGCCTCGGTCACCCGAGGGCCGTGGTGGTAGTTTAGGGAGACCATTCGTCTTTCCTCTTGGCAAAAGAAAAGCCCGCCGAGTGGGCGGGCTGCTTCATCTGAAGGGCCGGGGGACCGGGGTTAGAACTGGATGCCGGACGGCACCGTGACGCTGATGCCTTCGCCATCGAGATCGGCGTCGGCGGCGACGGCGACGGCGCGGACGATCAGAAGCTCGTCCGTCGCCTCGGCATCCGCATAGAAGCGGAACTCGCGCAGCTTGAGCCCGCTGGGCTGGTCGGTGGCGATCTCCGTCACCTGAATGTGGGCCACGCCGCCGACCACGATGCGTTGCCTTGTGACCTCGATCATTCCGAAGCTCCTGTGATGCGGGCGGCGATCTCGACCAGCCGTGCGGCCAGCCAGTTGCCCATGCGGGTGGTGACGGGTTCAGCGGCGGCCCGGTCCGCGCGGTCGGTCGCGTTGGCCTCCCGCTCGAAGGCGATCTCTTCGAGAACCTTCACGCGGTGGATCAACTCGTTCAGCGCCGCGAACTGGACCATCGCGAAGCCGCTCGTGTTCAGCGTCCAGGCGCCTGCGCTCGCGTCGAACTTGACGCACCGCTGGAAGGGCTCGGGCATCCCAGACCAGTTGGTGTCTTGGATCACCAGACCGGCTTCGAGAGGCGAGCCCGGCGCAGCGTCCACGCGCCGGAAGACGCGCGGTGGGATCTCCGCGAGCGCCTCTGCGAGCGGTGGCGCATCGGCAATGTCCGTCTTCGCGCTCTGGTCGGAGAGCGTTCCGAAGGTGCCGGTGCGCGAGTAAACGTCGCCGTTCGCCCGAAGCTCGACGGTCGCCTGAAGCGTGCCGCCGCCATCGTGGTTCAGGACGCGCACCATGTTCTTGGTGCCCGGCGCGGACTGGAGGGCCTTGAGCCGGATCGCACCATCGCTGCTGGTGTAGACGCCCGACTGCGTGGTGCCGCCGCCGTTGCCGTCGCCGACATCGACGCTGGTGAACGACACATCGTCGTCCTGCACCGCCAAGACCCACCAGTCGGAGATCCCGTCTGTATAGGACGAGTGGAAGCGCCGGATCGCAATGTCCGACATGTCCGCCACCCGAAGCTGGAACGCACGGTTGGCGTTGCGCTTGAAGGTGGCCTGCGCGCAGTAGAGGGGCGCGCCGGTGTCCTCGACGTAGATGCCATCCGGCGTGCCCGCGAGCGTGCCGTTGCTTGTCTGCGTCGTGATCAGGCGGGTCAGCGTGCCCGCGGTCCCCGCCTTCACCGTCGCCTCGTCCAGCGCCACCAGGGCGTCCGCGAGCGAGGCCACCGTAGACTGCGTCGATGCGAGGCTGGTCTCGGCGGTATCGAGATCGGCGGCGACCGCATCGAGCGCGGCCGATAGATCGACGATATCGTCGCCTGCCGTGGCAATGGCCGCGGCCAGCGTGGTCAGCACTTCATCGACGCCCGCCACAGCGGCGTCCACGTCCTCGGCGAGATCGGCGACCGCGCTGTCCACATACGCCTGGGTGGCGCCGGACGGCACGGCCGGGGTGATGGTCCAGGCGCTGTAAGTGCCCGAGCCCGAGGTGGTGACCACGTTGACGGTGATCGTCCCGGTCTCCTTGTCGTAGCTTTCGAACACGCCCTCCATGCGGACGAGCGGGTCGCTGTCGGGATAGATCAGCAGCGTGCGGGTCGGCGCGAACAGGTCGCGGTTGATGTTCGGCAGAACGAACACCTGCTCGCCCGTCGCCACCGTGGCGGTGCTGGGCGAGTTGGCGGTGAAGTAGGCGCCCAGGTCGAAGATCCCGAGCGCCGCGGTGATGGCGGGCTCAATCGTCTCGTCCACGCGCTCAAGGCTCAGCGCCGTCAACTCCGCCAGGGTGTCCTGCAGATCGACGCGCTGTTCCTCCAATGCGACGAGGCGGGAGTGAACCTCCTGCGCTCGCCGGTTGAGGTTCGCCTTGCTGAGTGCCTCGCCATCCGACCACGTGAGGGCGGATAGGTTAGCCATGGGGATCCTCGCGGATCGAGCGGATATCGTCGGCCAGCGAGATCGCGATGGCGCCGCTCACGCCGTGGGTCTCGTTGAGGCGGGCCGACAACTCCCGGCGCAGCGCATCCACATAGACCCGCCGGTTCAGGCCGATCTGGTAGCGCCGCTCGGGATGCACGACGACGCCCTTGATGGTGGTGGCAGACATGGGATCAGTCCCCTCAGTAGTCGGTGACGAAGACGATGCTTTCGCCGACCCAGCTGTCGGTCGGATCGGCGACCGTGCCGGTCACCCGGATCGCGAACTCGGTCGTCGCGCTGGTCAACTCGCTGTCGGTGAAGAAGAAGGCGCGCTTCACGCGGACGTGGTCGGCGTCGGTCACCTTCGTCACCTGATCGAGCGTGGAGCCCGCCGCGATCACGGCGTCCCCGTTGTCGCGGTCGATCAACTCGACCGTGACGGTGTGGTCCGCGTCCTGGCGGAAGTTATCGAGGTACAGGTAGACCTTCACGTCCTGGGTGGAGGGCGTGACGAAGTCTTGCGTGGTGCAAGAGATCGAGGTGCCGACGCGGGACGCTTTCACCACGCTGTTGGTGAGCTTCAGGGCGGGCATGAAATGCTCGGTCCCGATGAAGCCCGCCCGGAGGGCGATGGTGCTCGGCGCCGTCCCCGAGAAGATCGCCGGGTCGCCGAACGGCCGCCACTCGGAGGTGCCCTGCCGCCGCGCTTCGAGCGTCACGCCACCGTCCGAGATGGACTGCATGTCCGTGGTCACGTCGATGTCGTGGATGCCACCGGCCAGCGATAGGTCGGTGAGCGGCACATAGAGCGTCGTGTTGTCGAACTTCGCGCAGCGGATCGAGAACGCGATGTTCCGCGTCTTGTCCGGCGACCACACGCCGCTCGTCAGCGTCCACATCGAGCCATCGGGGAAGTTGGCCCCCTCGTTGGTCGCGATGCGGTGGGCCGCAGGCGTCTGCACGATGATCGCGTAGCGCACGCCCGGCTCCAGCAGCACCGGGATGAACTGCACCACCGAGTAGCTGTAGGGGTCGTTCGCCTTGTAGATCTTCAGGTTCTCGTGGCTGATCGTGGCCCGGCCAATGATATCGAGGCCGGGCTTCCCGTCCTTCGTCTGCGCGATCATCACCTGCACATCGCCGGTCGCGGCAAGCTCGGTGAATTTCAGCCGGATCTGCGAGAGCCAGCCCCACTGCGCGTTGAGGAACGACTGCCCGACCAGATAGCCCGCGACCACATCGGTCGTGAACACATTCGGGCTGTACTGCTTCGGCTCGGTGTCCACCCAGACCTGATTGAAGCGGATCACCTGATCGCTGACGACCGCATCGCCATCGGCCGCTTCGGTGAGGTTCAGCAGATCGACCTGATCGCTGGGGGCCACCTGATAGGTCCGCCCGGCCCGCTCGAAGGTGCCGGTGGCGTAGTCGTAGTTGGTGACGGTGTTCCAGAAGTTGGACGCGACCGAGGCGTAGCGCATCGGGCCGGTCCGCCACCGAACGGACCGGCGGTCGTGCAGGCGCCAGGAGCGGGTGGCATATTCCAGGCCCGAGAGAGCCAGGTCTCCGTCCACCGGGGACAGCACGTCGATGCGGTCCACGCGCTCGTAATCGGGGAACATCATCCCGTCCGAATGGACGAACACGTCCGGGTTCGACGGGTTCTCCAGGGCGAGCGCGCTGGTGGCGGTGGCCGCGAAGGGGAAGCGCAGACCGTCCTGGGTGACGCAGTTGTAGCCGGGGGCCGCCGCGTTGACGAAGCTGTCGTCCACGAAGTTGATCTCGCCGTAGCCGCCATACGAGGTGCCGATATCGAGGGCGAGGCGGATGGCGGCGATGTTCCGGGCGAGGCTTTCGACCACCGTCCGGCTGGCCCGGTTGCCGACCTGCCCCGAGAGGGACGACAGATCGGTGCGGAGCGTGTCCACCTTCTCGCCGACCGACGAGCGGAAGCCCTCAAGCTCGGCCGTGCGCTGATCGAGCGCGTCGGTGCTCGCCAGGGCGTTCTGCTCGGCGACCTCGATGCTGACGACGCCCGAGGTGTTGAGCAGGACGTGGCCGATGGCGATGGCGCCTTCGGGCAGCGACGGATAGGACGGGTTCGCGCTCTCGGTGCCCGCGACCAGATAGATGACCGCGGTGCGATCCTCGCGCATTGCCACCGAGCGCGGCTCGTACTCCTTCGTCGCCGCATTCGGGTTCAGGAGGTAGGCGCGCTCATCCACGCCCGTCTCGCCGACGCTCGATCCGAGATAGAAGGTCAGGTACCGCTGCGAGAGGTTCGGCACGTAGGCGAGCAGGCTGGTGGTCTGCTCGACCGCCATCCGGTAGCGCGCCCCTGCGTCGTAGTAGGTGCCGACGCTGATGGTGACGGAGGTGGTGGACGGCGCGGTGATCTCGAAGCCCGCGAACTTGCGGCCGCTCGTGACCGCCTCAGCGACCAGTCGATCCATGGCGCCCTGGGTATAGCCCTGAACGTTGTTAAGGTCTTCGGCCTCCACCACCTGAAGGTGGCGGAATAGAACCTTGCTCTCCATTCGAGTGCTCCTAGAAGGTGTAAGGCTGCGACTGACCGACGAAGACTTCACCCACCTTCGGGGCGTCACGGACGGCAATCGGTCGGTGGGTTTGGGTGCGGATCAGGACGTGGTCTCGGGCCGCCTTCGCGGTCACCACGGCATCCCTGATCTCCTTGGAGTAGTCGGGCGCGTTGGACGCCGCGCCGTCGCCCGCGGCTGCGAGGCCGGGGAACATGAGGCCCCCGGCAGGCGCCACCATCCGCACGACGATCTCGGTGGTGTATGGCGGGCGCCCGAGGCGCGAGTAGCCGCAGGTCATGAAGTCGCCGCCGGTGATCACCTCGGCGGCGACACGGGCGGGGTCGAACAGGTAGAGGCGGGCGTAGCGCGCCAACTCGATGTCGGGATGCGTCAGGTGGTTTTCGCCCTCGCCGAACGCGGTGAGGCCCGCGATCATGGCGCCGGTCGGCATCGGCCGGATCTCGACCACCTGCTCGGACACTGTGTCGATGGGCCGGTCCAGGCCGGTGGAGATCGTGGTGCGGGAGACCACCTCGCCGAGCGCGGTGTAGGCCCCGTCCACGTAGCGGTGAAGCATCCGGTCCCGCGCGGTCTCGCCCAGCGCCACTGCATCGCCCGCGGCGCCGTCGCCCATCACGAGGCCCGCCCCGAGGTTCAGCGGCAGCAGCACCGTCTCCACGTCGCGGCTCACGCCATTGGCATCGACCGCCTGCCGCTCGATCCGCTTCAGCGCCGTCTCTTCGCCGGTGGCCGGGTCGTAGAGGTACGTCTGCTTGAAGGCGTAGTCGGCCGCTAGATCCTCCAGCGGGCAGGAACTCACGTCCTCGTCGCCCGGATAGCAGGCCCCGGCGACCATGCCGCCCATCCCCTCGGCCACGGCGCGTTTGCGATAGGTCCGCACCTGGGGGAAGCGGGCGAGCCACGCCGCCTTTTCCTCGGGCGTCTGGCCGCCGGGATAAGAGCCGTCCGGCGGGAGCCGCGCCCCCACCACCTCGCCACCGGCGAGCGCCACATGCTCGCGCATGCCCGCGAGTGTGCCCTTCATCCGGTGCAGGCGGATCGAGTTGGCGACCACCCACCGCTTGCGCTCGATGGGCCAATCCTCGTGCCAAACATCGACCGACAATTCGAGCGCGAGAACGCCGAGCATGTGGTCGGGGATGTTGGCCGGGTCGCGCACCAGATGGATCGGGACCGCAATGTCGCTGATCGGCGATCCCGCCTCGGTGAGCGCCTGCTCCAACTCGCTAGAGTTGCCCGGCAGAAGGTTCTCGTAGGCCATCAGACCGTCCCCGCCGCGGCGAGCGTGATGCCGTCGATCACCACCAGCCCGACCTCATCGGCGGGCGGCAGCAAGTCGGCGGCGGGCTCGATCAGGTTGACGGATTGGACGCCCTCGGCGTGGAGCGCGGAGATGATCGCGCTGCGATAGAGGGGCGCGTCCATGCCCGCGAGGTTCTTCGCCAGGACCGCGTCGAGGCGAGCGCGAGCCGTCGCCATCATGCTCGCTCGCGCGGCCCCGGCCGGGACGGTCAGGGTCGCGACGATGGTGCTGCGGGTGATGGAGGGGGCGCGCACCGAGACGGTGTCCGTCAGCGGCTTGCGCCCCTCGGCCGAGATATAGGCCAGCACCGCCTGCAGCTGCGCCGAGGTGGGGCGCGGGTCGGCACCAGCCACCCGGCAGGTGATCTCGACGTGGCCGGGGCGCGGGCTGCGCACGAAGGCGTCCGTCAGGGCGGGCTCGGCCGCGAGGGCGTGGAACACGTAGGCCCCGGCCGGGCCGCAGGTGGACTGCGCCTCGTGCGCCAGTTGGATGCGGCGGCGGAAGCGGTCGTCCGTCTCGCCGGTCTCGCGCGTCACGCTGTAGTGGGCGCCGAGCACGTCCAGCCCGTCGCCGAAGCTGAAGGGCAGCACCGAGAGCAGATAGCGGTCGTTCACCAGCTGCCGCAGGACCACCTCGCGATAGGCGTTCTCCTGCAGGATGATGGCGACGGGGTCGGTGTTGAGGACCAGCGTGTCATAGTCCGGCAGGTCCGGGTTCAGCAGCCGCGCGTCTTCCCAAAGCTCCAAGAAGCGCGCCTTCCGCGCCTCGTAGATCACCTCGAAGTCGAGCGGCGCGATGGCGTCGGGAGGCGTGAGGTTGGCGAAGTCGATATCGTAGAAACGCTGCGCCATCGGCACGCCTCCTAGATCCAGATGGTGAAGGTGGGGACCGTGATCGCCTCGCTTGCCTGGAAGTCGAGGTGCCCGGTTGGGCGATAGCGGCCCTCAAGATCGAGCCCGAGGCGGCCCTGCTGGGTGGCCTCATTGATGCCGATCCGGGTCAACTCGAACCGCGGTTCTTCGCGGAGCACCGCCATGTAGGCGGCGACGTAGAGCTTCAGGATCGTGCCGGTCGTCATCGTCTCGCCGATGAGCGCCGGAAGCTCGGAGCCGAAGTCGCGGCGCATGACGCGGGTGCCGAGAGGCGTCGTGAAGAGCACGCCGAGCGACTGCTTGACGTGCTCCCAATCGGCAAGCGGGGCGCCGGTGGAGCGGTCGGCGCCTGCGCTATCAGCCATCGGTGTCTTCGACCTCGGGCTTCGCCTTGCGCGGCTTCGCCTTCGCGACGAGCGTGGCCGGGTCGGCGATCACCTTGCCGTCGAGGTAGAAGCCCGCGCTCTTCGGGTCCAACTCCACCGTGCCCGTCTCCGGGTCGCCGGGGGTGTGCAGCACGTTGTTGATCCACGTCTGGCGGAGGACGGTGTACTTCATCGTCAATATCCTTCGAGGTTGGTGACGGAGCCGGTGGCCGCCCGCGCGTGCCCGCAGTCGTCAGGGTCGCCGACGCGGTTCACCGGGATGCCGTTGATGCGGAAGCCGGGCGCCCCGGAGGTGGTCACCGGAGCGTTGTGAGGCGGAAAGAACGGGGTGTGCGAAGCCACCTGATCGCCATCGGTGGCGACGGGCTGGCCGTTGTCTCGGAAGAAGGTCTGCTTCGTCCCGATGACGGGCGCGCCCGCGTCGTTGGTGTCGGTCAGCCGGTGGACGAGGGGCATCAGCCGTTCCAGTCCACGCTCGGCACGTTCGCCACCCAGCTGTCGGCCTCGATCTCGATGGCGCCGGTCTTGATGACGATCTTGCCGTCGCTGACGACGATGCGGGTGCCGCCCACATCGGCCAGGACATACTCGCTGCCCGAAGACGAGGGCCGCTCGATGCTGTCCTGGGGGATCGACAGATCAATCTCGGCGTCGGCGATCTCGCCGTTCTGGCTGACCACGCGCACCTGCTGGCCCTTGGAGGGAGGGAAGTGCGTGCGCATGTCGCCCATCGCCTGTTCCTTCCACCGGATCCAGGGCGACAGGAGCGGCGGATACTCGCCCTGCTCACCGAGCTTGACGCGGGCGAGGCCCTTCTCGGCGTCCACCTCTTCGATGGTGCCCATGCGGACGCGACCGCGGTTGCGCCGCTCGTCGTCGGCGAGCTTGAACAGGATCTGGCCGAGCACGTCTTCGAGCGTGCTGGGGATCGCGCTCATTCGTCTTCTGCCACGATCAGCGGCGCCCCGGCGGTGATCTCGTCAATCGTCGGGTCGCCCTCGACCTCGGTGCCGACGCCGAGCGCCCGCGCCGCGACCTCCGAGAGACCGTAGCGGAGCGAGATCGCCTGCCAGTCGGCCAGCGAGCCGGTGAAGGCCGCCCGGAACACCTCGGCCTGCAGCTGCATGGTCGTGCCGCCCGCGTCGAGCGCGTCGATCAGCGTGGCCCAGACGCCCTCGGGCTCGCCGGTGGGCATCGGCTCGGGCAGGCCCTGGAACTCGATGATCAGCTGGCGCGCCGCGTAGCGGGTGCCCTTCACCTCGGTCGCCCGGCGGCACCGGATGCGCCCCCAATCGTCGATCAGGGTGTCCAAGATCTCGGCCCACTCGCTGTGATCGAGAAGGGCGCGCCGGATCTGGGTCTCGATCAGATCGACGAGCAATTCCATCTCGCCATCCGTCTCGGGGATGATGATGCGCGGATCGCCATCCTCGCGTGGCCCCGGCGGCGTCAGCGAGACCAGCACCTCGAACACCAGCTGCGTCGGACCGGCGGTCTGAAGCGCGGCCCGGCCGGTGACCTCGGCCGCGGCCTCGTCGGTGTAGACGACGATCATGGGCGCGTGCTCGACCAGCCCTTCCTCGACCTGCCGCAGCACGCCAACTTGGCTGTCGAAGACGCCGTCACCGGCCTCGGTCTTGTTCCAGATGGCTTGCAGCGCGGCGATGCGCACCGCCGAGCGGACAAGGCTCATTCGTCGATCCCCCGGACAGGTGAAAGCTGAAGCTCGGCGCGGTCGTGCGCCTGGGTGTTCACGCCGACGACGCGCCAGACCCGCGGTCCCGGCGAATGCACGTAGTCGCCATCGTCAATCGGATAGGGCGGCATGTTCGCGTGCCGGATGAACAGGATCACGTGGTCGTGGTCCACGTCCGTCGCCCAGGCGACATGCCGCCGGGGCGCCTTGCTGCGGGTCTGGATGACGCCCTTCGTCTCGAACTCGGCGCGGTCGGGATCGGCACCGGCGCGCTCGCGGATCGACCCGGCCCGGTACGGCTTGATGGTGATGGGCTCCGCCCACACGTCATCAGCGATGCTGGCCGCCTCGGCCACCATGTTCTCGAAACTCATCGGGGGGCTCCTGGGGTTAGCGGAAGGCGCCCCGGAACGCGCGGCGGCGAGGCTTCGCCACACCGGCCTGGGCCGCTTCGCACTCGGCCTTCTTCTCGTCGCGGAGGCGGCGAAGCTCTTTGATGTTGCCCTGGGCAAACATCACGTCCTGCTGCCCGAACATGACGCGGGTGACGCTCTTGCCCGCGACCAATTCGAGATATGCCTTTTCGAGCACCGGCCAGACCGCGCAGGCGTCGGACAGGTCCAGCCCGTCGAAGGGGGACGCCATCAGGCGCCCGCCTCCAATGCTGCGTCGATGGCTGCACGGATCTCCGCCTTCAGATCGTGCGGGCTCACCTCAATTCCGCGCTCGGCGGCGAAGGCGACAAGCTCGTCCTTCGTCATGCCGTTCAGCGCGGACACAGGGGCCGTTCCCGACGCCTCGGCGCCCTCCGTTGCCGGGGACGCCTCTTGCGCGTTGTCGGCCTCCTGTGGGGCCACGGTGCGGGGCGTGGTTTCCCCCGCCCGCACGAAGCGACCGTTCACGAAGGCGGCGGTGGCGAGCCGGGTCACGCCTTCGTCGCCGAGAAGAGCAGCTCAGGCGCGTTGCAGATCGCGAGCGGGCGAGAGTAGATCTCGACCCGGTCCCACTCCTGGCGGCCCGAGGGGTCTTCGAGGATCATCGAGTACCGCTCGCGCGCGATCTGGTTCGCGTAGGGCTTGAACTCGCTCATCGGCGAATAGGCCATCTGGAAGAAGCCACCGCCGCGCGGGAAGATGCGAGCCGCATCCGTGCCGATGGAGATGGTGCTGCCATCGTCCGTCCCGCGGTAGTTGATGAACAGGACGCCCTCGTAGAGCACCGCCGAGAAGCCCTCGATGTTCTCCAACTCGCGCGTGCGCTCGTTGTTGACCTTCGTCTCCTTGTAGACCGGGTGATCCACCAGGGCGTCGAAGAAGTTGTCGCCGCAAAGCGCGATGATGCCGGTGCCCGGAAGCCAGCGGCCCTTCGCCTTCAGCTGCATGTTCCGCTTGATGTTGCGGATCACCTTCTTGATGTCGGTCGTCGCCGTGGTGAGGGCGAAGTTGACCGCGGAGGGCGGGGTGACGCCCCACTCGTCGAACCAATCGACGAGCTCGGTCGTCCCATCGGCGTCGTAGACCTTGCCGCTGATCGCCCCGAAGCGCATGTGCTCCAGCGTCAGGTCAATGTCCCGGTTGATGCCCATGGTGCGCTCGGCCACCTCGCGGGCGACCTCGCGGAACTGGTCGCCGAACGGAAGCTCCGTCAGACCGGCCACCTCGTCCGCATAGACCGTGGAGCCCTCCGCGATCCGCGACGGCTTGAAGTAGCGGACGCGGGCACCCTTCGGGACATACTCCGCCGGGGGCGTGCCGCTCTCGCTGGTCGGGATCAGCTTCACGGTGTGATCGCGGTCGGCCACGGCCAGCGTCTTGCTGCGGCTGTACCAGGGCTCGAAGATGCCGAGCGAACCGAGCAGGCTCGGGACATGGTCCACCCGCTCGATGATGCGCTCGTGAATGTCCAGGGTGCCCCAGGCATTCTGATTGAAAACGTCAGTGACGATGCCCATCGGATGGGGCCTCCTTATCGAGCGATGATGCCGAGCGCGGCCAGCTGGGCCAGCGCAGCGGTCTTCTCGGGATCCGTGGTCCCGTCAGCGAAGACGAGAAGCTCGGCCACCACCTCGCTGTCGCGGGCGGTGATGGCCCGGCGCACATCGGCGTCGGTGGCATCGCAGCCCTCGTAGAGAATGGCGACGGCGTCTTCCTCGCCGGTCTCGGCGTCGGGATCGAGCGGGGCATACTTCCCCGAGGCGGTGACGCGGCCGAGCACGGCGCCCGGCATCAGCACACCGGAGCCGGACGCGATCAGCACCTGCTCGCGGGACCGGAAGCCATTTGCCTCCGACACGAGGTAGGACGCCGTGCTGACGCGGTCGTCGGAAAGAATGGGCGAAGGCATTAGACCCTCCTGGGGTTAGCGGCGCGCGAAGCGCGTGTTGAGGGACGCCACCACGTTGTCGGCGATGGCGTGGGTCTCGGAGGCGCGGTCCGACTTCGGGTCGGGCGTGCCGATCCCCGCGGCGGCGAGGCTGTCGGGGACCGTCGAGCGGGCGGCGAGGCCAGCTTCGCGGGTGCCCATGGGCTTCCCGGCGGCGACGTTGGCGGTGACGTAGGCGACCACGTCCGCGGCGGAGGCGCCGGGGGCGATAGCCATGAACTGGAGGGCGGCGGCCATGCGCGCGCCGTTGGCGGAGATGCCATCGGCCGACAGCACAGCGGTGATGCGCTGACGCTCGGCGGAGGCGCCCTCGGTGCGGGCGTCGGCGGTGATGCGATCCACGTCCACCTGCGGCGCGGCGGCGGCGGGCTGGGGCGCGACAGGCTGCGGCGCAGCGACGGGGGTATCGTCGGACATTGTTCCAATCCTCTGTTGATTGTGCGATTGAGAAAGCCCGCCGGTCCCGCCCCTTTCGGCGAGGTTGGCTACCACTTCCTCGAAGAAGCCGATGCGGTCGGCCATCCCAGCATCCACCGCATCGGCTCCTACCTTCAGACCGCCCTGGCCGAAGCGCGCGGGCAGGTCGGCGGCCTCGATCCCGCGATAGGTCGCCACCGACGCCACGAAGACATCAGCGAGACGATCCACGGTCGCTTGGATGCGCGCGCGCCCATCGTCGGTGTTCGGATTGCTCCGCTTGTGCGGGCTGACCGACGAGATGAACTCGTGCTGCCGAACGCCCGACTGCGGGTCGCGCTCTGTGATCGCCATGGCGACACCAACGCTGCCGAGGATGGCGGTCGGCGAGATGACGATCTCCGTGGCGGCGGCGGCCAGCCAGTAGGCGGCCGAGGCGCCGGTGCCGCCGACATAGGCGACGATCCGCTTCGCCTTCCGACCCTCGAAGATCGCGGCGGCAAGCTCGGCGGTGCCGTTGGCCTCGCCGCCGGGGCTGTCGATGTTCAGGATGATCGAGCGGATGGACTGGTCGTCCAGCGCCGTCTGCAGATCGCGCCGGACCATGTCGTAGCTGGTCGCGCCGCTGATCGCGCTGAACATATTCGCCCGACGAATGAGCGGGCCGGTGACGGGGATGATGGCGGTCGTGCCGCGCTGCGTCACCCGCTCCCCCTGTGCCATGCTCTGGGCGCGATACGCCTCCAGCGCCTCCGCGGAGACCTCGTTCAACCGAGCAGCGATGGCGAGAAGATCCTCGACGCTCTCGGGCAGCATGAGCCACGGCACAGAGCGCGCGGCCTCAAGGACGCGGGACATTGCGCGCCTCCTTCCGTTCGGTGGTGGTGGGTGGCTCAGCCTCGGTGGAAGCCGAGATCGCTCGCGGGCGGTGCCGTGAGGTGCGTCAACTCGAACCGGCCATCGACGAACTCCCCGAGGGGGCGCCAATAGGGGACGCGGGTCGCGATGCACTGGTAGAGAACCACGCCCGCGATGACGCCGAGGACGAGGTAATTCATGCCGTTCTGGTGTTGCCAGACGCTGCCCTAGAGGGGCTTGTCGATGAGCGCCTTCAAGTTGAACTCCTACTCTTCGGAGCCGGGCTCGGCTCCGGGGTCAGCGCCACCGATCTCGTCCATGCGGTCGCTGTCGGTGCCGCCATTGGTGATGCCGCCGTGGATGTTGAAGGCTTCCCGCTGCTCGCGCTCGAAGGCGCGCTGCCGGTACACGTCCTCGTAGTCGGTGCCCAATTCCGCGCAGATGTGCTCGTCGGTCATGACGCCCATCTTGCGGTAGCCCTCGTGGGCCTTCTGGGCCTTCACCTCGTCGGCCTGGGGCTTCGCCGGGCCACGCCACTCGGCGCGGCAGACCTCCGCCTTGTGCTCGACGAAGGCGGCGATGCCGCCGGGGAACGGCACCGCGCCGGTGTCCACCTCTTCCTCGATGAAGGCGTCCAGCGCGGCCTGGGAGAACGGCACCGGGACATGCCTCCGCCGGTAGAGCAGGCCCGGCCACTGCTTCGCGATGCCCATGCGGATCGACGAATAGGTGGCGCCGCGATAGTCGCCCGTCATGTCCTCGAAGGTCGCGCCCGCGCACGCCGCGATCTCCCGCAGCAGGAAGTTGGCGAACGCCTCGTAGGTGCTGTTCGGGTGCTCGCTCGAATGGAGCTTCAGGTGCTCACCCGACATGAGGTGCGCGATCTTCCCATGCCGCCCCAGGTCGATATCGACGTTCTGGTGCCAGCCGATCTTCTGGCCCATCCACTCGTCGAAGCGGGTGGCCCCGGTAGCGTCCAAGTCGCTGCGCTGTTCGTCCTCATCCTTGAGGGCGTCCAGCACGTCGCCGGTCGGATAATCGCTCTCGATGGTGGCGGCGAAGATCGCGTGGATCATCGCGGCCGTCAGCGTGGCGTCCGACAGCTGATCATAGTTGCGCAGCACGCGGAGGATCGGGGCGAACGGGGTGATGCCACGCACCGCGCCGATCTCGCCGTCGAACATATGGACCATCATCGGTCGGCCGAAGCCGTCGCGGGCCGGGGCGCGCACCTCGCGGTGCTGCCCGTACAGGTCCGGCTGGAAGAGCAGGTATCCGGCCGGGGCGCCATCGCCGTCGAGGTAGACGCCGCTGTTGAGGCGCTGCATCGGGTCGGAGCTGGTGACGAGTTGGTGCGGGGGGATGAGCCGCATCTTCGTGCGCCACGTCGAGCCGACGCGGTCGATCATCGGGATCTGCGCCACCGCATCGCCCGAGCCGAACCACGAGCGGACGACCGCCGCCTGCATCTGCCCGAGGGACCGGCGGCCACCGGCATCGCATTCCCAGGGCGAGGACGCCCAGATGCTGAACCGACGCTCGACCAGCCGCGCCCACTCGGCCGCCTGCTTCTCGTCCCAGCCTGCCCAGCTGAAGTCAGGGCGGAGGTTGGGGCGAAGCTGCTCGCCGACCATCAGGCTCGTCAGCGTGTTCACCACGCCGCTGATCCACCCGTTGTTGTGGCACGCCTCCACCGCGCGGGCGGCGGCGTGCGCCCAGGCCACCCGCACGTCCGTGTCGGCGGAGCGGAGGCTCGGCCGGACGGGCAGGTGCAGGAGGGCGGTCGGCGCGGTCTCGGGCAGGCCGCGAAGGTAGCTCGCGGAGGGCTGGGGCACGTTGGCGAGGCCCACCGCGCGGAGGGCGCTCTGGATGAGGTTCATAGGATCACCTGTTCAAAGCTGCGCTCCACTTCGACGCGCGAGCGTCCGGCTTGCGCGTCCGAGGTTGGGAGACAGGGGAAGGCCCCTGCGCGGCCACAGGGGGCTCGCTGGGCGCCTCCCTCATGGAGGCGGCGGGAAGGATGCGCTGAGCGCCACAGAGCCAGCCCAGGGCCGCCTGCATGGCCTCCACGTCGAAGAAGTGGTTCTCCTTCGACCGCTTCACCCATTCAGGCCGACCGCCGGGGCGCTTCACACGCGCCTCGGAGACCAGCTGCTGCAGATAGTAGTCGGGCACGTCCTCGGGCAGCAGGAACGCGCCCAGCTGATCGGGGGGCCTGGTCAAGCGTTCGTGGACCATCCGCTTGAAGTAGTCGGTGTCCACATGGAGCAATTCGAGCCCCACCGTCTCGACCTTGCCACGCCAGTTGACGCGCGCCTCGATCTTGGAGGGCCGCACCGGCTGACCGGCCAGCGTGGCCCGCCCCTTCGTCGGTGCGACGTTGCCGAACCGCTGGCAGAACGAATAGACGCGGTTCTCGGGCACCTCTTTCGGGTTGCCGGGACGGAAGCCACTGTCCACCGCCGCGCGGCGGATCGGGAAGCCCCCGACGCCCATCTCGATCACCTTGCCAAGCTCGTCCCACACGTCCTCATAGGCGGTGTCGCCCCAAAGCTCGCCGAGGCCGACGAGCGCCGAGGTGGAGCGAGCGCCCCAGGCGCGGATGGAGTAGATCAGCCGGTCCTTCTGCACGTCGCTCGCGAGCGTCAGGAACTTCGCCCATTTGGGAACTTCGCCCAGCCGGAACGGCTCGTCCTCGCGCTTGAGCACATGCAGGGTGCGCCACTCGGGGATGCCCGTCCCTGCACCGGCGGCATAAAGCTCGCCGAAGGAGCCGTTCACCACCGCCTGCACCTCGGCGGGCCCGCCACCGTTCAGCGCCTCGACCATCTGCGCGGCGCGCTCGCCCCAGGAGACGAAGGGCGAGCACAGGCCTGAGACCCAATAGCTGATCGTCCACGTGTCCGGCGGGTGGCCGAGCACCTTGCCCGCCTTCGAGATCGTCTGGCCGGGCGCCACGTAGACGCCGCGGGCGTTCATGGCGGCCTTCGTCTTCCCCTCCGCGTCATCGACTATGTCCGTGCCGCAATGGGGGCAGGAGACGTGCGCCGTCGCGCGGGCAAGACCGGGGTCGGGATTGCGCGGCTTCTCATCCGGCCCCACCGGCCGCTTCCAATGGAGCAGCTTCGAGCGCGGGATGAAGAACTTGTCGCAGTTCGGGCAGGGCCACGCCCAATGGTACATCGTCCCCGACTGCCACAGGCGCCAGATCGTAGACGAGACCTCCGTCAGATCGACCTTCGCCCAGAACTCGAGCCCCGACACCTCGTCGATCTCGGTGTCCACCGGGCCTTCGCTCGGCGTGCTGGTCACGTAGTGGACGAAGTCGGCATAGGTGTCGCCGCGCCGGTCGATCAGCGAGATCGGATCGCCCGCGCCCTTCACGTTCGCCATAAGCTCGTCCGCCTCGTCGGTGACCGCGAGCCCGAAGGGATCGGACTTCAGGGCGCTGGAAGAACCGCCATGCGCAAGGCGCAGCGGGACGCCGCCGACCACCTTGCGCGTGACCTTCATCTTCTGGCCCCGCGCAGCCTTGTGCCGCAGGGGGGTGCCTTCGATCAGGTCGTCGATGCGAGGCGACAGCTGCTCGCGCACGAACTTCTCGGTCGGGCCGACATAGATCATCGGGACCGGCGAGCTATCCAGGCGCTCGCCCAGCACGTCGAAGATGCTCTCCGTCTTGCCGCTCTGCGCGGAAACAACGAAGACCACCCGCTTGTGCGTCCGCGCATGCACCGCGCGGCTGGGGGCGATCACATAGGGGGTGATGCCGGGGTCGCGCGGGCCGGGGATGCCGGTGGTGGCGTCGTAGACGCGATTCGCCTTCGCCCACTCATCCGGTGTCGTCCTCGGCCTCGGCCTCATCATCCGGGAGACCCGAAGCAAGCAGGCCCCGCGCTTCGCCGAAGTTATCCGCGAGCCGTTGTCGCTCGGTGTCGAAGATTTGCTGGATGCGGGTCCGTTCTCTGACATTACGCGTCAACCTCGCAGGCAGTCCTTCCAGCGAGGCTAGATAGGCGCCGGTGATCTCGTCGAAGATTTCCTGGGCCTCGGCCAAGTCGATCACCGTGCGATCAACACGAGCCGTCCGAACTTCAATCTCCTTCGCCTTCGCATCGCGCAGGCGGTTCTCGTGCGTGCTTTTTTGCGCGCCAGCAATCTGGTCGTGGAGGTAGCGGACATATCCTCGGACCGAGGCAACCAAGGGCCATTGTCCGCGGCGCTCGGCTGCATAGTAGCCCTCCTTCGCAACGATTTGGATCTGTCGAGGAGTCACGCCGATAAGCTGCGCCAGAGTGTTGACATCGACAGCCTGCCTACTGCCGGACGAAGCAACCTCGCCGGATACCATCTCGACCAT